CAGGAGGCTATTTGAAAGAGGAGACATTCCGTCAAGAAGAGATTGAAAGTGAAGACTGGGTGAAGATGGAAGGGACTAACCCCGCGTTTCAGACTGCGTTCTCCTGGATGTGGAATAGGATGATGGACAAGGCTCTCTTGGAGAGAAAACTTGCCGAACCTATAGCACTACCAGAAGCGCTGAAAACTCGCGTGATTACAAAAGGTCCACCATACACTCAAACTGTCTTAAGGGCACTGTAGAAGAAGATGCATTCAACTCTAAGGAAGCATAGGGCCTTTGCACTTATTGGTGAACCAACGTCCGTAGAATACATACACGAACGACTGGGGAACCAATTGGCAGAGCATGACGGGTACCTGTCAGGAGACTACGAAGCAGCGACTAACAACCTACATAGCTGGGTTGCAGAGACAATAGCAGATGCTATATCCGAGGAACTCCAGATCTTTGATAGGGAGAGGACGCTGTTTCGCAGAAGCCTGACAGGACACACACTCGTAGACCCGAGCACCGGAGAGGAGCACCTTCAACGCACAGGACAGTTGATGGGCTCAATCACAAGCTTTCCTGTATTGTGCATTGCAAACGCAGCGATGTCTCGTTGGGCATATGAGGTAGACAAGAAGGTTACAAGAACCCTCAATGACTGGCCTGGTATGATCAACGGGGACGACATTGCAATGAAATGCACTAGAAGAGGATACACTCTATGGCGGCAAATCACAGCTCACGCCGGGCTTAAAGAATCAGTGGGTAAGACCTACTTCTCAAGGGAGTTTGTGAATATCAATTCAACAAACTACCAAAGAGACGAGGAGAATCCCTACCGATACTTTACCAAGCGTGAGGATGGATTTCCGATTATGAGGAACGCCAACTTCCAAGAGTCCAAATATGTTAACATGGGTCTGATGAACGGCCTTAAAAGGTCAGGTCTATCAATTGGTCTCAACGACCAAGATGATCCAAGAAACAATATCGGGACTCGATACAGGGAGCTTATGAGAGACTGTCCAGTCACAATGAGAGAGGAAGTGCACAGGGCCTTCATCGGGCGACACCGAAAGCTCTTGGAGACAACACGTCTTCCATGGTATGTTCCTGAGTGGATAGGAGGACTTGGCTTAACCGGCTACAAAGAACCATCAATGCTAGACTTACGTGTAGCAAGAATGATCCTTCTGAACTGGAAAAAGGCAAGGCCAATATCACTAGCTCATGGAACAGCAAATTGGAAAACGTGGCAACTCGCAGAGCGAAGGGTGCCAGAGCCCTTCTTCGTAGAAGAAAAGAATCAAGGAGTTGAATACTACAATCGAGTAGTAGGTCACAAATGTATAGACCTGCTATTTGATAGCGACATTCAACTAAGTGACCTATTCCAAGCAGTAACTTCAGGAAGAAAAGTAAGTACCGCAATTCGTCATAATGCAAAGCTGTGGGACCCAAAGAGATATGGGAACCTAGCCTCACCAATGACAATCGCGGAGCTAACATTTCGACCTAAATATGCTTCCTACGAAGCCCAACGAGGCGATGACTCTCTTATTATCAATCTC